GAGCAGAGCAACCACATCCTCGGGCTTCTTCTTAAGAAGAGCATTGAGGGCTTTGGGTTCGGTGGGGTTTTCCCAGTCGCTGAAGCGGACGGCTACAGGGAGGACAGTTTGGCCATCTTCGGTGTCGACAGAGACGAAGAGGCAGGGGTCTTCGCCGCGGCCAGAAAAATTGAAGGAACCAAACTCGGCCTCCATCTCACGACCATCAGCGGTGGTAAAACCACCCTTTGCAATATTAACGGGGATGAAGCGAGGTCCCCACTGGACGTAGAGTTTGCCGGTCTCAGTGCCCTCTACGCCGTCAGCACCGACCTTGAGGACCGGACCGAAGAGGCGGAAGTACACACCATCGCGAGCTTTGATGAGGAAGGTGTTCTCATCGAGAGGGAGTTCTTCGCCGGTCAGAAACTGGAAGACGGTATCCAGTTCCTTACGCATCACCTTGGGGAGGTTTGCGTTAGGGAGCTGGGTATAGTCAGCATTATACTCACGGCCAGAGAGCGGAGCAAGTTGAGGAGCATTGGTGCTCAGGTCAATGGTCGTGATCGAAAAAGTTGCCATGTTAATTAGTTCTCTTAGTGTAGTGGTCTCTTGGAGGAAAGATCTCTCTTTGCTCACTTGGATATTCTATCACAGACGCTCGCCAGAGGGAACGCCTGTTACATTTCTTTAAACTGATTTTTTATCCAACTCACAGTGTGTCAGATAAGTCTGAGCCTCAAGGCGAAGGGAGTAGAGTTGGGTAGAGAAGGGATTGAGGGAACAGAGAGCTGGGATGAAAAGTACCAACCTATCCCCCACCCACCGTTGCCTTTCAAAAGGACATTTGGAGGGGATGGTTGTTACCCACTTCTGAGCCAACTCAGGTGTCCATTCTTTGGGTCTGAGCCACGGAAGGTAGAGTTTAGGTACCCTTTCCACTAACTCCCCCCACCACTTAGGTGGTCGGGCTTTACGCCCAGAGGAGGAGATCGATGTAATCATGTTTCTTTAGATAAATACCAATTTCTAACAAATGTATTACCAGAGAAGTTTTCTGATCTCAGTCTATAAACTGAGAAGTCTCTGACAAAAGAATTATCAGTTTCTAAACCGGCGGGGTTAGTAGTATTGTAAGATGTGAACCACACTCGCATACTCTTGTCATTAACTCTTTCCCTTTTAACCATTTTAATGCTATACACGTCCCCAGAAGCAGTTTTATTCTGATTTATAGTGAATGAAATATTTGAAGCGTCAGAATTGACTATTGTTGAGTCAGTGAATGTCACCAAATAGTGTTTTTTATTAGTTGCGTTTAACGTTTCATATCCTGCAGTTTGATTACCTGGATCTGTTGTTGCTTGAGGAACTACAGTTACTCCACCATCGATTAATTCACTTAATTCCTCGTCTGTGGTATTTGTAGTGTCGTCAAACACATGAATTATATCATCTGTCTGTTCTATATCTTCTTTATAGTTAATATAGAACCATACCCGTAGGCTATTTGCGTTTACTTGTTCTTTCTTAAAGACTACAGGAGTTGTGTTTAATCCGTCAGCAGTTACATTTTGCCCAATAGATATAGAGATATTACTAGCCCCAGGGGAGACAATTGTTCCATCAGTAAAAGTAACTAAGTAGTAGTTTCTATTTGTTGTACCTAGATTTGTATTTGAACTTGGATCTGCTTCATTATACGGACTAATATACGTATCTTCCTCGTTATTTGGTGAAACTGTGATTCCATTACCAACAACTAAAGAAGTAGTCTCATAAACGTATCTATTAAATAGATGTAAAACTGAGTACTCAGAACTAACTGACCCTAATTGTTCTGTAGGTGGGATAGCTCCAGCGATTCCCCTAAAAGCAGAGGAACGCACCGGGGCGGGGAGAGAAGTCTTAGATTGTTGAAGTGATGGAATTCTAAATCTAATTTTTTCAGAATGGTCCTTATAGTCCCCAATACAATTTCCAGTAGCTGTTGGATCAAGCGAGTCAGGAACCCATACATTACTTTTGAGAGCAGAGGAACATACTGAGCCTGCTGCTTCAACTGCATTTCTTATCCCAATTACTTCGACAGTAATAAACTGGTCATCATAATTGCCCCCACCACCACTTTCATATTGCCATTGGACTTTATTACCACCATTTTTAGAAATAGCCACCCCCGTAGGGCAGTAGGGCCATGGTGAAAAGGTTTCTATACCGGCAGGTACACAATCACATAATGGTGGTCCTTCCTCTCTTTCCACGCAGACTTGAGTGTAAAGTTGGCGCCAAGGCGCTGGGCCGGGAATCGAGCTGCTGGTAAACTTATAATTATAGTCTCCGCCATCTATGTTATAAACGTAGAAGATGTTTGTGCCAGAGATATTTGAGTTTGAGTAACCGCTCTTGGCGTAGGGAGTACCGCCGGGATCGGGACTGATGTCCGAGCATGTAGGAATATTAAAATCAAACCTCTGAGCCCATGCAGTCCCCACATTGACTTGGTGGGTTATTCTAAGACTCACCAACTTATTAGCATAATTTTTAAGATTAAGAGTTATTTCATTTTGTCCAGTTTCTGTAATTTGTAATCCGTCAGTGGAACTTAGAGCGGTTGGTTTGAAACCGCAAGAAGGTGGAGTAGGTTGAGACCAAGGGCCAGGAGCGCAGAGACCTGGCGGTTGACCAATTCTTTTTACTTCATCAATTCTGATATATACCCTAGCATTTTTATCATCGCCATCATTATCACGGAATGATAAATACCCATCATCTTCTTTAGTAAGTCTAAGAGGACAATTCTTAGAGGCATAATCTACGGTAGTAAATTGATTTGTTATTGTAAAAGATCTTTCTACCGATCCACTTTCCCTCGTGGTATCTCTTGCCCACTCAACACGGCCCCCCGGCGTAGGGAAAGATAGACTATTTAACGCAATACCATGCTTACTTGCGGCATCATTCCAATTAATTTGTATCCTACCTTTTACGTACTCAACATCTGAATCTAGTTTTATATTGCCACTTGAGTCAAATTTTATTGCTGCCATAAATCACTTACCTTCCAGTTTTTTGACTCTTTCAGAGAGTTCTTTAACAGCCTCGATGAGGACCGGGATGAGAGACTGATAGGATACTTTGTACATATCAGAAGCTGAGTCATGCAGAACTACCTCAGGGACGACTTCTTTTACTTCTTGAGCAATCAGACCGAGATGAGGAACACCTGGGTCATTTTTAAGTTCATAGGATACGCCACGAAGACCCTCAATCTTTGCTAATGAACCATCAATCGAGATAACATTTTGCTTTAACCTGATGTCAGAAAAAGCGCAGATGTCTGCTGCTGCTGTTACACTGTTGAATACGACATCAGCATTGGTAGCAACATCTTGGCCAATAGAAATCGCGAAAGTATTGAAGTCATCAGCCTCGTCTGCTGTACCGGAATTATTCGGAGTTACTTGGACTCTTACGCCAGTACCCGCTGTGATAAACCCCGAGAGACGTTCACTAAGTTCTTGGGCTAGTTGAAGAGCGGAAACAACTACCCTGTCGGAAACGCCTTTCAAACCGATAAGATTTCTAGCTCCTTCGATGTCTTCGCGTTTGGCCAGTTGGACAAAACCAGCGTAGTCGGTGGTGCCATATGACTTTGAACCATCTCCAGCGGTAATAGGACCAACATTGGAAACGATTTCTGTACCCTTGTTAAGAATGATTTGTGTTCCGTCTTGGAAGATGATCTTGCTATCATCAGCCATGAGCAGAGTATTCTTAACAATAACGTTGTTAAGTACCTGATTAGTTACGTTACCGGGTTCAGTATCTGACTTGAGTGGGATTGCGAATTGCTCGCCAGAGCGGAGGTCAAAGACGGTGGTACCGATATAGTAACTGCCCTCTTCGTTCATACCAGTAGCATAGACTCTACCCCCATTTTCCTCAACAATGATCTTACCGAGAGCAAATTCAGCCTCGAGTGGGTCACCTTGGAAGGTTGGGAAGGCGGTGTCATAGTTAAGGTATCCGGTCCACTCCCAGGTGTGGTTGGAAGCACGAATAACCGACGGACGACGTAGGTTGATTAGGATTCCAACGTCAGTGCTATTTGCACGAAGTTTAACATTAAATCTTTCCGTGTTAGGAGCGACCTCCGCATCAAAATGCACGCCTGGACGCTCTTGGAGTTGCTGAAGGGCAATCTTAGTGATAGAGTCAGCTGGATCCTCGGTGAGTTCTGGTTCGTCGAGATCGATAGAGGGGAACACATCGGCGGTAAATACCTGACGGGCACTGGATCCAGTTGTTAGGTAGGTTACATACTTATCAGCATCAAGAGTTGTCTTAACTCCAGGTCTGAAAATATCATTGTAGGGGATGATCTGCGTTAGTGTCAGTGGATCCTCGATGAGATCGGCTGAACCATTAAGAGGATATCCCGCCGTAGATGTCTGCTTCTCTAATACGTAGTATGGCTGTGGACGTCTAATCCCAATAGCTTTATCAAAACCGGAGAGGATTACACGATAAACTCTATCATCGTTCTTTCTTGAGTCAATGCCACGGATAATTTTGATAACAGAACGGTTAAAGATAAAATCAATCTCTCTAAGTGCTACGCTAGGAGCGGTGCCAGGGGCTAATTTAAACTTAAATGCCTTATCGAGTTTCTTAAGCAGATAGCCATCACCGTCGCTATCAACTGACTCCTCAACAATATCATTTGTCTTAACTAAGAAATACCAAGATCCCTCAGTATCGTCCCATCCAAATACTTTCGATCTATCATCTAATTCATCAAACCCTGGAGTCGAAGTTGTTGAGATCTGAATCTCTCCAGAGTAAACAATAGAGTTACCATCCTCATCGAATCCATTGAGATACAATCTACGACGATTTGCATAACTTACTCCGCCAGCATGAACGTATTGTCCTTCCGTATTCTTCTTAGTGTAGGAGAATTGACCGAAAGCAGCAATATCGGCACTTGGGGGATTTTTTAGAGTAAATGGATTAGCGTTATCAGCATTATCAAAGTATACTCTAATAACGCTGGGAGCACTGTATCCTACAGCATTGGCCAGTACATAGGCTTCTGTTCTTTCATAATTGATAACTAGACTGGTATTGATTTCAGTATCAACTAGAGTCGGAGCCCGGTCTTTAAAGCACTTACCATCATCAATTACATTACCTGACGTATCCTTCTTACAGGCGTATCTTAGAGGTAAAGGAGGAATGACTTCTGAAAGGCGTGTACCGGCATAACCTGGGCTTGGGATACCTTCATCTTGGCTGAACGGTCTCGCCTTGTATCCAATACCTCTGAGCGAAATATCACCAAAGTCTGAACAGGAGTTAGTAATAGAGAGATCGGCTCCGCTTTCAGAAATGAAGTGGTCGGAGTTACCGATCACAAAACAAGATACGATCTGGATGGTGGCATCATTACTTCCTCTGAAGCCCCAATGGCGATACTTGAAACGATCATTAGGACTTACACGATATTGCTTACCTGTACCTATTTGCTTATTAGTCGGAGGATCTAAATAATAACCTTGATCATTAAAGCAATTAGGATCGGTTTGAAGGGAAACCTGAGTGAAGTTGGCGGTTACCATCGACTTAAAGCCTGTAACCAGTGCTCCATCAGTCCACATTCCATTGAGACCAAAGATCGATCTTACGGAACAATTGAAGACATACGGCGAGGAGGATCTTGTGGAGTTAATATCAGGCAGATCAAAAAGTTGACTTCCTGAAGGATCCTTACGGATAAGTCTTGTGGGACCTGGATAAGCCACAGAAGTAAGATCCCTGGAGTCTGGGAAAGGAAGACCCGTTTGATTCTCCTCTAGGTCGTTCTGTCTGGAGTCTTTTGTAGAAGCAATCGGAGCAACGATAGTCGTCTCTGCACGAATTGGCTCCAGACCTTCTGTCCCCCAGCCATCAAATGCGTTAAAGAGCGCATTAAGTTTTGAATAGTAAGAAACTTCATCTCCAGAGCCAAATACCTCGGCTTCGGAAGCAAAAGTTACAGAGGTAACAGTGTTATGTGTCCGAGCATACTGAGGGTTATCAGTAAATGTAAGTAGAGAAACGTATGTACCGCCAGTTACCTTGAAAATTGCACTTCGCTTAGTCTGAGGTTCAATCTCAGTAGGAGTTAACTCGGGTACATACATTGGGCGGATACGGACTTTACGTAAGTCCACACCATCTACTGAAATACCACGGGGGATAATTAGACCGCCGGTGGAAGGATTGACGACTGATAGGTTATCGTAATATAACTCGTCATTGAAAGCAAATTCTCCTCTTACATACTCAAGAGTACTGGTCCATACAGAAGAACTAAGGGTCTGCTTCTCAACTTTTACAATATTACCCACACCGCCACTTTGGGAGTATAGAATACGTCCCAAGTTAAGAGACTTAGGAGGCTGAGTTAATGTAGGGTCTAAAGCATCAATATCAATACGGATCGATCTATCTGAAGTAATTGTCTGAAGAATAGTAAATCCAGTAAATACTTTTTGGATTAGTCCACTACTTGATGATAGAGAAGGAACGCTACTTACACCTGGGGAGTTATCAACATAGTAATCGCCTGGGGCTAACTCAATCATCACACGGTCATAACGATCGTTATACTGACCAGCTCTACGGCTTTCTCTAACGGCCTCGATTAGGGCTCTTTCAATAGTTCTAAAGGGATTGTTGCTATCAAATCCATTATTGGTAAGTGCGTCGTCACCGATTGCAGGGTCGACATAAATAATGTTTTTAACTGCCGCAGCAGAAATTGCTGAAGTTGAGTCCTTAGAACAACGGGGAGCATTATTGATGGAAATAAGTCCGCCTTCCCCATTAGCATAAATTGCTACTTTTGGATAGTATTCTTTATAGCATTTCTGAGATGATGCCTCATAACGATATACACCATCGGAGGTGTTGGGGAAGGTTACTGGAACTACGCTTCCATCGGGGCACTCAGTAGCTAATCTCTGGCCAATAAATTCTTTACCGCCACAACTTAGGAAAGTTCCAAGGACTGGGTTGCAATCGCCGCCGGGAGTCTCTTCAAACTTCCACTCCGATGTGGCGGCATGATAGAAGAGTTCAAGGTGAGCATCACGGATATTTACGATCCAGTCATCCACTGAACTATTGATCTTTGTATCAGTACCAGGACGAATGACTACTGGGAAACGGTCAAAGGTACCAGAGATATCGACAATCGCAATACGATCAGAATCTGTGGGGGAAGATGGTAGGGAGACAATCAGCGAGCCATTGGAGGTATCGGCGATAACTCTTTCCCAACTCTTAGCAATATAGGAATCTTCTTTGACTTCAGTATTGCGTAGAGTACGAGGATAGGTATTAAGGTTACCAATGTAAAGAGATGGACGGAGGTCTACATATCCAGCTCCGGCAACTTCACCATCTTCATTTGTTGCTAGTGAAATTCCATCAGCAGCAAAAGTTAACTTGGCAAGAGGGATATGAGGTTCAGAAACTGAAGGTAACGCAGAACCTATAGAAATTGTAACTGCTTCATTATTGGAAATATTATCTCTTGCATCCTGCTCTGAGATATATAAATAATTTACTTCGATTCCACTTAGTAACTGAACGAACTGAATCCCCCAAGAAATGGGTTGACCATCGCTAAGAATAATACTTCCTGCTTCAACCCATACTCCATATACTCCGCTTCCGGTAGCGGTTTCAACCAGAGCTGGAGGACCCCATACTTTGGCACCGGTGACTGGATCATAGGAATTTAAAACAACGCCATCATGAGCCAAACGACCAATAGCAGTTTCATTGTCTTCTCTAGGATCGGCTACTTCCCAATCCTTGAGTGAGTCCCTTTGACCAATCGCCCATCCGGCATGTTCGGAGTTGGTAGGTTCGGAATAAAAATCTGCACGTGAAGTGTCAGCAGAAAAGCTCGTGCCCTTCTGGGTTTCATTGAGATATTCTTTGGTTACGATCGTTCCATTCTGGAACTGAATTTTATCTAACATGATCGAGGGTATAAATTAAGAATTAGAGTTAACCCAGAGAACTCTTCCCATCCAGTAAGAGTTTGGACCGAAAGAACTCAGTTCTACCAAGATTATTCTTCCTTGGGCTTTGTAAAAATCAACAGGATTATTAGCCGTTGGATTTAAGATCTCATCCCCTCCTCCCCGGGTAGATCCTGTGGAGTAAGCTTTCCAAATAACCTCACTTCCCCAATTAACTGGATAGTCAAAATAAGTAGAGAAGTTCTCTAGTGGGACCTCGGGGAATCTGAGCAGTATCCTTTGCTCTCTGTAATACCCAGCGGGGATGTCCAACGGATTTGTATTTGCGATGGGTAAATTATCCGGTGATGATACATCAACCTCCAAATAATTTGAAGTTAAGAGTTGGCCAATAGGATGATTTTTGACCGCCCCACCTAACTCAACAGGAGTACTGATAGAGTCTCCTGCCCATATTCTCCCGTCAGCAACATTGATACATACTTCGCCTTCTTCGAGGTCACCGATAAACGGTTCTTCTCCTGGGAGGAGAGTAGTTAGATGTTGGAACGTTGCTTCAGCCATCAACAATACAGGTTTGTCTGATAATCTTTAACCTGCTTACTATCGTTTAAATTCTAATAGAGCAAAGAGTTTTGACCTTGAAAGTAGGGTATATTACTGACGAATTTAGCACACTGAGCGGGTTGGCCTCAGTTGCCTATGGCAGTGTAGATTCATTCAGAGAAGTTCAAAATCAGATCATAGCAAACTCCCCTACTCAGGCTTTTGATCCCCAACTTCCATCGGATTTTTTTCAAAGTTTCCTAGGTTCTGAGGATTACTTTATCAACCTGATGATTGATACTCTTTTGCAGGAGTACAATAACAATGAGTTATTTGCCGATTATGTCGACGAGAAATTAGGGGTTGGATGGGAAAGGAAAATCAGGTCTTCTTTGCCTAAAGATCTATATTCAGAAATGGATTCTCTATCTGAATATGGTAATGGTATAAAAGACTACTTAGTAAACTCTTTGAAGTATTCTTTTCCAGGCTATGAAGATATTGACTCTCTAGCGGAAGAGATCATCTCTGATGTGGTTTCAGATCCGGTCTTCGGACAAGATGTTAATCTTATTGCTTCAATAGCAGGGAATAATCCACATACTAAAATAAGCGTACCACCTAAAAATACTACTGTACCTTTACTTGAAACCACTGATCTTGATAAAGATTTCAAAGGGATTTCTTTTACGTCAGGTTATCTAACCCCCCAGAGTTACTACTCCGATATTGCTTATCCAGGATTTGAAGGGGCATCATCGGTCCCTGCTTCGTTCAAAGACTCTATTTTTGACGGGTATGTTGGTTATCCTTCGGGAATTTCTCTTGAGACTATATTTAACCCTTCAGGAGCGGAGTCATTAAGAGATATACCATCAGCAATATCTTCAGTACTTGCTGATTCTGACGTATGGAACGCGGCGTCTGTCTTGGGGCAACTTGGTGATATTCCAGGTCTGAACAAAGTAGACAGAGATATTTATGAAATTAGTCTCATTGGCCCCAGAATTAATGACCTATTGACATACGATCCTGCTACTATGTCAAATGGGGACTATTTTGATACCGGGTCTTTACCCAAGATCCTTAACGCAGATAAGGAAGATGGAGTTCCTATGTCTTCTCGCAAATTCTCCAATACATTCTAATGTCAAACATTTACGGACCAATTCTCCCATTACAGTTAGATAGTCGTAATACCACGGCTTTAGTCCGTGCTATTCAGACAAGGATTAGTTTGGAGTCGGGTGGGGAGTTAAATGATTTTACTCCAGCTTCTCCTCTTGCAGCGATTAGTGAAGGCCAGGCATTTGCTCAGTCAGAACTGCTTTATTATCTAAATAATCTTCCGGAGGCTTTTAGTCTGCAGTGGTTAAGACAACTCGGTATTCAAAGAAGAATCGGGGCTAAGGCTCTAGTAGATATAACATTTTACAAAGTACCTGGGTATAGTAAAGTAGTTATCATCCCGCAAGGAACAAAAGTTTATTCAAATAGTGGCCTTGAATATGAACTCTTAAAAGAAGTAAGAATTCTAGAATCAGAAGATTCAAAAACTATTATTTGCCGCTCAAGTAAATGGGGATCGATATATAATGCTGGTGAAGGTGAAATTAATAAAATCGAACGCGCTTTTGTCGGACTTGAGTCCTTAAGAAATAATGATTCCGCGACGGGTGGAAAAGACCTTGAGTCTATTAATTCGATGAAGCAAAGAGCCTTTGAGGTATTAAGTAGAAGAAATTTAACTACAGCAACTGACTTTGAAAATGAGGTTATTACTCTTGCCCCAGAGGCCTCATTGGTAAAAGTATTAACCTATGAGGAAAGATATCAGTTATCTTCTGCACTCTCTGGGAACATAGTTATCTGTATGGGAGATGAGAATGGTAACCCACTTTCTGATACAACACTGCAATATGTAATTGAATCTATTAAAAATAGAGTTACATTGGGTACTAATATTTCAATTATTACTCCAGAAATAGTTCCAATAGACTTGGTTATTGAAGTATATTATGATCCCACCGAGATTACCGGAAATACAGACTTAAGAGCAAGTCAGATACTCGGGACAATACAAGAATATATTAATCCAATCAACCTATCACTTGGATCAGACCTTTCCTACCAAGATTTACTAAGGAAGATATATGAGTACTCATATGTAAAATCTGTTAATACCTTGGATATGAAACTTATGATCAAGGATAGTGCAAATCTAGAGGGACTTTGCGCAGGGTTTAGTGGAGAAGAGGATGAGATACTGAGCAAGTGTAACTATAATTACATTGATGTTATCAACTCAGATAATCAGATTTTCTCTGCTCCTTCTGGGATCATTTCTTATAAATTATATAACGCCCAAGTTACTTTTACTTCAATAAACGATTTTAGCCCCTTAACCTATACTTATACTGATCTATATTCACTATGAACCTAACAACTTGGGATAGTATAAAGTCGAAAAGAAGAAATCCTTCTCTTTCTTCAGGTCATATTATCCTGGAGTTTGATAGGACTAAAAAGCAAAAAATCTTTGCTCATAAACTTGGGAAGATTACTTTTGAATCAAGAGATATAAATGCTCCCAGAGATCGGGTTATTGAAGTACAGAAGGATAACTTAAATCTGAATGGATTTGTATATAAAAGTGTAGGGCATACATACTCTGATATTGAAGTCACAACTGAGGATGACGGTATTGGTGGATTTCCGATCTATGCCCATGGCCATCCTCTCGGCGGAACCGAACATGGAGGTATGGAGAGTTGCTCCAGAGATGGACTTACCTGTAAGGAAGGAGAAGGGACTAATGATCTTTGCAATCCTGGCAAATGTCTTATTGGTAAACTCTCTCATGTTAGAAATAAAAAGTGGAAGTATGAGTCCTTTAATACTTACAACCTTGGACTTCCAGTAATCTATTACAAAAATGGTACTGAAGAAATCTCATTAAATACTATACTCCGCGGCAAAGCGGCAGGATTTAATAACTCCGAAGTAGTAACTCTTGACATTACATCTCCAGCATCTAAATATACAAAGATATATCTCCCACCAAAATATTATTTCTCAGAAGATTTTATTGACACTGCGATAAGAGTCATTGACGAAAGACTAACTACAGTAAACAATCCCCCCAAGACAAATCTTATAGGCCTAGAGGACAGAAAAGATAGATTTATTTCATCTTTTATTACATTAGTCTATCCACAAAAATCCGAGGGATTCATCTCTGATGTTTTACATGAAGACGGAGTAAGAGTAGAGGTCAAGGATCAAGCGTTATCTCTTTTCTCATCACTGCCTAAACTGTGGTTTGAGCAGTGTTCCAATATTATCGGGGATGAATGGCTATATAGAGAAGCAAGAATTCACACTAATTTCAAGTTTATATCAGTAGTCTATGATAGAGTAAAAGATCTTTTTAATAATATTCTTCAAGTAACAAATAGTTCATTAAAGAGAGGACAACTAGATTATCAAAAGACATCTATTGCGCGCCCAGTATACTCAAGGCTACCTGGCATCTCAGAAGCATATCGCTCGGATACATTATTTTCTGATTCGGAGTCACCATCTCAGTGGTTAACTAGCGGAGTCGATGATTTTCTCTCCAAGAAAAAAGACCAGATTTCATCATTCTATCAAGATTACTTAGATCTAGAAACCTGCTCGCCATTAGTCCTTGATTGGCTTGCTCAGCACGTAGGACTCACAGGGGATCTTTGGGATACAAGATGGGAAAGAAAAATCAAAGTAGCACTTATTAAAAATGCTTTTGGTTGGTTTGACAGAGAAAAAACTGTGTCGGTCCCTGGCGTAGGGGAAGTAAAAACTCCTAAGGGCGAGGCACTTAGTCAATTTCCTTTTACAACAAACTCTATTTGGACTTCCGAACCATCAGAAGATAATAGTCTTAAAATCTGTCTTAATGAAATTAATACTATTGAGTATAATTCAATATCTCAAACTTTTACACCTAATAGATATAACTACAAAGGAAAAGTTTATGATACTAATACAAAATTACTTAGTCTCATTCCAACAAATAACTTAAAAGTTTACGATGGTAAATGGAATGGTCTAATGGAGGCGAAAGGTAGTTTACTGTCTTTTGCATTCCTTTCTTCTGTTTTTGATTTAAAGTCTCATATACCGCAAGAGGTAGAGATATCAGGCATCGCAAACGGCTCCAACGACTCTGAAGGAGAATATAAAGTGTTAATAACAAATCCAAGAAATGGTCTAAGAGATGTTGAGACGGAAGCTCCTCCTCTCTGGCCATATAAGCATGATATTCTCCAAGTGGGTGGAGAGTCAGATTTGGGAATTAATAACTTTACTAATCAGATAGTGGCAGGAGTTTCAAGAGTAACTACTCAAGAGGATAGTAGAAATGTATTCTTTAGAGTTCCTTATTATTACAATAGAGGCGGGAAGTCATGGGACCGTGTAAATTACATTGCCAAAAACTGGCTTCCTGATAATCTAAATAAACGCACTCAATATGCTTATTTATCAGCGGATCTTTGGGCAGTAGGTGATGGTTTCTTTGAGCCGGAAATAATCATAGAGGAATGATGGATGGGATTTTTTGACGAATTTCAAGGACTTAAAGAACTCGCTACGCGTAGTTTAGAAGCTATAGGAGGGCCTTTCGGTGATCCCTTTAATGAAATAGGGACTATTGTTTCTGTTTCCGACCCTAAGCGGTTAGGGAGAGTAAAGGCACTCTATGCAGGTATGACTTCAGATTGGATGTACGTCCAAGGAAGCCATAAAGGTCAATTAAGTTCACAATATATTGGGGCCCCTTGTCTTATTTCTAAGGCGGGTGGAAATACCAATGATGCTTTTGTTAGTCAGATTTTTAACAAAGATCCACGTGGTACTGGGGTAGGTACCCCGATCCAACTCACGATACTCGGTGAGCAGATGGAGGCAGGTAATGCCTCTTCTGATCCAGGGATGAAGTGCAATGAGGATAACGCCGGGCGGATCTATCTACTCGAGAATGAGGTAAGTCAAGATGTAGTTATTTGCCTTCGCCGTAACAATACCCAAGAAGGCGGAGACCCCATCTACTCTTGGAAATCTATTACCAATGGAAAGATCGTAGAGAAAGGTTTTGACCCTGGAGTCGTAGAATCGCCTGTAACTACTAACCTCTCTAAACAATCTGGAATGCCAAAATGCTCCAAGGCACTAGAGGGCGATGTGAGGGAATTTACTGAGGATAGAAAATTTAGATCGACAATGTTAACCTGTCGAAGGGATGAAAACGGAGACTTTTCATGGGCGCCACTATCATCTCCTCCGGTTGTATTTCGTACTACTCTCCCATCATGTACTGAAAAAAATCATGGTATGGAGGCAGTTCTTGATACTGGACTTGATTCTGAACTAGTTATATGCTTGAGATATCAAAAGCAGATGAAGTGGGTGAGTTCTGGATCAAGAAAACCAATTCAATTTTATCCTAAAGACCCACCGCCCAAGAGAAAAGATTTTTTAGCATCTAAAAAACCAATAGAGGCTCTTAAGCAAAATGCATCACCTTCTTCTCAGAATATAGTTGGTAATGCAAAAGAAAAAGTTTTAAAAGAAGCAGGAAGTCAAGTTGCCCCAGTGGCATCTGATCCAGCACTTAAAAAAGCAATGATAGCCGCAAAAGCTCTACCAAAAGAGTTTAATGGGGTTAATATGCTTGGGGATCTTGGGAAGATTGTTATTGCCAGTAATTCTAATCAATCCATTGAGGCGGTAACTTCTAAGATAATTTCAGCAATCAGCAAAGGTGGAGAGATTGATAGTGAACTAGAGAAGATCCTTCGTGCAGCAGGCGGGGCGGGCGATATACTCGCTCAAGGGATTAAAAATAACTCTCTAGATAGTGCTCTGCAGGTAATTGGTAAGACTTCTTTCAACCAAGCATTTAATGACCTGCCTTCTCAGGTAGCTGGGGTGTACTCAGCTTATATGGCCGGAGGGGCATTGGGTGCTATAGATGCTGCAACAATGTACGGAATGTCTCAACTTCCTCCCGAAGTAGCACAATTTGTCTCTCCAGTATGGGACATTGGAAAAGATATCCTTGATGGCCAACCACTCTCAATAAAAAATATCATTGGAAGTGCTGTAGGTGCCTTAGATCAATCCCTACCGGACTCGGTTAATCAAATCATTTCTACGATGGGAGGGATTGACGGGATTTCTAATCTTGTTTCTGGGGACATTATTGGCAAACTTTCTAATGGGGATTTTGGTGAAATTGCTCAATTAGCGTCTAATTTTGCAAATCTTTCCGGTATTCCTAATCTTGGCGGATTGCAAGGCGTACCTCAGTTGGCTACGTCTGCACTTCAACTAGTTGGGTTAGGAGGGCAATTCACGTCGTTCTTAGGGCCAGCGGGTATTGGACTGAGTGCTTTTTCTGCTCTGACAGGCATTAACCCGGTGGCATCTGTCTTAGGGGGTATACCTGGTTTAGGGGGATTATTTGGAGGTCAAGGAGCAGAATGTCCATGTGATCCTAAGTGTAGAAAAACAAAACATGGTGAGGACTCAGATGGTAATAAATTACTAGACCCTTGCGGAAGTGTTTTATCAACCAATCATAGTTCATACGCTCCTAAAGGAGATCTTACTAATAACAATAATAATCCACTATCTGATATTTTAGACCTAATACCCACCAGAATAGGCGAAGATTTATGCAACTCTGGAGGGAACCAATGGGATTTAACTCAACTTATCACGGGGGTTAAAAGACTCTCAGAGATGGCTGATAGGATCGAAGGAGCGAAACATGCTGATTGGCCGGAGTTATGGTCTGAATTAACCTATACTTTTGAAGCTATTGAAAAAGGATTTAAGCAGACCGATAATAATATAACTAAGGTAGAGTCTATTGAAAGAAAACTTATAGATGCTCAGTACCGACTTATTAATAAGTTAATGGTGGGTAACACGTCGTTCTTCTCCCAGACTCTTTTGAGTATCATTGAGACGTCCAAAGCTATCAAAGATACTTATAATTATGTAAGGCGACTTGACCATAGAAAGAAAGGTGGTAAGGTTGGAGTTGTTCCAACAGACAGTCTTACTAACGTATTTAAAAATATAACAAAAATTGCTAAATTAAACTCTGCATCTAAAAAAGAAGCTTTATCTATAACTAATAACTTTTTAAAGACTGCTCATGGTGAATGGAAAGAACTAGAGCCAGCGAAAGATCTAGTTGATCTTGCTGACTTTGTCTTAGGACTAATACCTAAAAAACTTCCGCCTACATTCGGTAAGTGTAAAACAAAGCGAGATAAGAATAAAGTGCTTAAAGATTCTTTGGAATCTAAGATAAATTCCCCAGTACCACCAGAACCTGACTCGCTCTTGGGTAACTCACTATCATCTAGATATTCTGACCTTCCCAATTCTGGCCTGTCTCCGTCTTCCCAACAAACAATCTCATCTATCCTAGACCAAATCAATTATGAACAAGGCAGAAGCCGCGAAGGCCTCGCTGATTGTTGAATCAAAATGTACTCATATTTGAAATATGATGTTTAAAGTAATATATGAATTATAGAAAAATTTATTTTTTAATAGTCAAGAGAGCCAAAAATAGAAAAGAATGTCCTGATAATTTTTGTGAAAGGCATCATGTAATACCAAATAGCTTTATCAAAAACGACATTAAAGTTACTCTGACAACAAGAGAACATTATTTATGTCATAAGTTAATCTATAAATACTGTAATAAACGTTATGGAAAAAATAACAAGCGAACCCAAAAGGCGTTGATTGCATTATTCTTTCTCTCTAATAGGATGAGAATAAACTCATCGAGAGATTATCAAACTTTAAGAAATGAATATATTCTCTATTTGAGAAATAAAAGAAGAAAAATAAGAACGTTTTATCACGAGGATTTTGGAGAGTTTACTGGAACAATAAAAGAATTATGCAATAAATTTCCAGATTTAAATCCTTCATTAATATTCATGGTTTCTTCTGGCGATAGAAATCATCATAAAGGATGGTGTTTGAATAAAAAGATTTCAGAAAAAATAAAAAATAAAGAGCATTTAAAAAGAAAAATCTATAAGTTTGTACATGATGAGCACGGAGTATTTGAAGGTAGTATTTTTCAAATGAAGAAAGCATTTAAAGATATGAATCTTAATAGCTCTTATCTTGGTGCTGTTTTTAGAGGTAAGAGAAATCACCATAAAGGATGGAAGAGAGTAGATTTTTGTAGGGAAAAGATCAAGTGGACTCACGACATTCACGGAAATGTTGAAGCTGGAATTACTGAATTAAGTAATTTATACCCCGATTTAAAATTAAATAAAGCTCATTTATCCAGTGTAAGTAACGGGAAACTTCGTCAACATAAAGGATGGAAACTTTTAAATGAATAAAATCCAAGTAGAAGAAGAAAAAAACATTGTTAAAGAGATGGAAGGGAATATTTCTTCCCTTTCACCTTCAGATAAACAAGAACTCCTTCGACTTAAATGTCGAACAGACTTCTTAACATATGCCCGATTTATCACATCAGAAGTCCCTATCGCGGGAAAGTTTCAACCATTTCATGTCCATGAAGTGATCGGTAATTTTCTGCAGAAAATTGGAGATGGGGACAAGGACTATAAGCAGAGCGCCATCTCCTTGCCTCCTAGAACGGGAAAATCGTTGCTTATTTCCAAGGTCTTTCCGTCTTGGCAAATGGGACGATCCCCTACTGCTCAGTTTATTATGAGCTCTTATGCTCTTCAGCTCACTAATGAAAACTCTAGAGCAGTGATTGAGTATATCTCCCATGAGAGTTTTGCATGGCTCTTTCCTGAATGTGAGGTAGATAGAGATAAGTCCAATCTTAGCGCCATTAGAAACAATAATGGGGGCCTGATTAAGATTGCCTCGGCAGGAGGTAACGTTACTGGTTTTGGGTTTGGCGTTATTGATGATAGTGAGCTTCCTGGAGTGGGTATCTTGGATGACCTTCTTGCAGATGGTAACTCACCCACCGTCATGGAAAGTACTTTCGCCTGGACTCAGGCTCAGTTCTTAACCCGTGGTCTTCCTAATCATGGAATCATTTCCATGGGAACTCGTTTTCATGTAGACGATGTGATTGGTAGGTTACTTAAGGCCGACCCCGAAGGCTGGAAGGAGCTTAATGTTCCTGCTTTATGTACCGATGAAGAGAATGATGTTCTCGGGAGGAAATTGGGCGAGTCTCATTGGCCTCAGTTTTTCCCTGTAGAGAACCTCGAGGCTATTAAAAAGTCCATTGGTGATAGAGATTTTAATTCCTTGTACCAAGGAAGACCAGCCGGTGAACAGGGTGCAATCTTTAAGGAACCTTGGTTTGATTATCATTCTAAGAATAAAAGTAAGTATTCATATATCTACGCCACTATCGACACAGCTTACAAGGCCGATAGGATGAATGATTATACCGCAATTTGTATCTGGGGATATGATAAACGAGAAGGGAAACTCCATCTCATCCACTACATCCTCGATCGAATGGAATTCCCAGATCTTGAAAAGATTTTCCCTCAACTTGTTAAAACTTGGAAACTGAGGTGCGTGTATATTGAGGGTAGAGCACAAGGTGTCCCTCTCATCCAAACACTTAAGCGAACTATAAATATCTCGATTAAAGAATTAGTACCTAATAAGGACAAGGTACTTAGGGCCAACGCTATTGCGCCATTAGTAGAGGATAACTTGGTGTCACTATATGAGAACCTTCCTAACCTAGGGGAAAGGA